AAATTTTCCCGCATAACTCCCATGAACTACATTATAAAAATGTGGGAGAAAAAGTATGCATTGGGAAGCTTCATGGTTGACCCTGATAATCCACGTAAGAAATATTCCAGGTGGAAGTTTATATCAACCATTGGCTATGCCCAATTCAAGAAGTTGTGGAGGGCAACTTTTGAGTTTGCCCCTTTGCTCGCCCCTGTCGCCCATGTTTCTGTGAAGGATGAGGCACTTCCTCCTAAGAAATATCTAGCTGACAAGGTTCGAACTGTTATTGGTTCGCCTTTAGGGCAATATATTATGTCTACAGTTTGGAATTACTCTCCAAACCATAATTTTAGGTGGGCCACAACACCCATCAAGGTTGGCATGCCGTTAAATGGCTATTGGATGGATTATGTTTATTCCAACCATGCTCGATGCCAAATACATTATGCCGGAGACATGAGTGAGTTTGACTCAACTCTGTCCGGTAATGTTTTAAAGTTAATAGCTAGCATCCGGAAAAAGGGCTTTGAACATCACAAAGACCATGATCGGATAGCTAGGCTAATTGATATTAATTATAAACAGGTTTCCAGCCAACTGTTGAATACTACAACAACAGGTGATATTTATGCCAAGGGAACTGGTTTGACTACTGGTCATAGTTCCACTAGCATGGATAACTCTGTTGGCTTAGTAGTTTTATACTTGATGGCTTGGAAACAAATTACTGGCCTTTCTGCCCGGGAATTCAAGTATTATAATGAATTGTCATGTTTTGGTGACGATCATTTACTTAGTGTTGCAGGCAACAAGCCAGCTGCCTGGAATTTCCGGTCCATTCAATCAGCCATGTCGAAGTGGGGTGTTACGAACAACCTGGAAGCTTCTGGTCCTTTAGAGAACCTCAGCTTCCTTAGTAAGTTTGTCCGCACGCCCACACCGTCCGACATTGCTGATTTCAAGTTGGCTGGTTTAAAGCCCACTAGATGGGCAGTTTACCATGACCGAGACAGGCTTGTTGGTAAAATGGTTGCTCCAGTTAAAAGTATGGCACCTGAATATCGCCTAAAAAGATTGTGTAGTTATTTATCGTTAACAGCACACCATCCTGATATATATCAGAATGTGCACAACGTTATTGTCCGCACTAATTCTTTCAAGCGGTATCTTCACTCTCCCTCAAATCCGAAGGGGGTGAAATTGCCTACTTACCAGAAAGTTGTTGCTGACTGGTATAAACCGGATGCTCATTTTCCAGAAAATATGGTTGATGAGGTTGTCGAGACTTTCAAGTCTGATGGGACATTGTTGACTTATGGCAACCTCAGCCCTGTTGACAGTATATTGGGAGCTTTAGCTTTAGTTCCCGACTTTGTCAACCCTGCTATTTTTAACATGGGCTATTTAACTGCTTTACAAAGTAAACTTTTTAAAACTGTTTCTTGGCCCGTGCAATTGATAGCTTTGGCAAATTCAGCTGCTGGATCTGCTGAACTCTCTTATATATTGCGTAAAACAGTATATGAGTTTTTAGACCCCGCTATTTGTTGCCATATAAACACTGATGTCAACACTACTTCCTTATTAGTAAGACACTGGTTGTTTCTTTGGTACAAATCAGTTTTCCCCAAACTTATGAAAGATGTGCCTATTGCGGCGTTTGCCCGCAAAATCGCACAGGTCCAATTTGCACTCAATGGAGTCATGCAGTTTGAGGGACGTCGTTGGGGTCTTTATTTTATAGACATTTTTGTCTTGAGTTTGTTAGATTTTGTGATTTTACCTGACTTTTGCCCATGGTTACTCAAAATTGGCTTACCTGATGTTAACAAACTGAGTGAGCAAATTACCTTTTGGGTTCAGAGCAAGTTCTGGAGTTCCCTTCCTCCAAACTACGCTGATGTCACTCCTCATGTTCGTTCCATTTCACCTGGAAAGACAATCGTCATCAGCGCCCCTACTGGGTCAGGTAAGAGCACTGCCCTTATCAAGCATTTCAAGCTCATTGTGGGGCACAAG